AAGTTCCTTATTAACGAGGAGTGGAAGTCTAGAGAAGACGGAAGAGCAGCCCGAAAAGAAAAGAACGCTAAAGATAAATCTACATCTGAAGAAGCTTTTGAGAGAGCAGGTGTGAACAACGATCTTAAAAGATTAAAAGATCAAGGTCTAATGAACTAGCATAAGCGAATAGGAGCTACTAATGCCTAAGCAAGCTACAGTAAATAACATTACTTCAGGGTATGCTTCGCAGACTCAGTTAAATGAGAACTTTACTAATATCAATACTGCTCTAAACAATACACTATCTAGAGATGGTAGTTTACCGAATGCTATGAATGCTGACTTAGACTTAAATAATAATGATCTTCTAAATGTAAAAGCTATATATGTAGATGGTGTGAATGTTCTCAATGTTCTAGATAACGTTACTGTTAGCACTGCAAGCCCTTCAGGTGGTGATGACGGTGACATTTGGTTTAAGGTTTCAAGTTAAATAAAAGGATACAACAATGGCTGCTCTTTCAGATCACGCAGAAGACCTACTATTAGATTTTTTAATGACAACAGGTACGGCTACTCGCCCTACTAACTGGTACTTAGCTTTGTTTACAGCTGCACCTAATGACGCAGGTGGTGGAACAGAGGTATCTACTGGTGGTTACTCACGACAAACTATTGCATTCAGTGCTGCTTCTAGTGGTGCTACAAGTAACACAGGTGCTGTAAGCTATACTGCTTCAGGTGCTAACTACGGTACAGTTACTCACATAGGTATCTTCGATGCTTCAAGTTCTGGTAACTTACTATGGCATGGTGCTATGACTGCATCTAAGACTGTTGAAGATGGTGACACAATCACATTCGCTATAGGTAACGTAGACTTAACATTAGCATAATAGCAAAGGGCTTCTGTCATGGCTAATATATACAGAGGCGCAACTGTAAGGCCAATATTCTTTTACGAGAATACGAATGGTGGATTCAAAGCTGACCTTCAAATTGATAGTATTGATCTTGATGGTAATTTTTATGGAGCCAATACTACTGACGGTTTTGAAACTACCACTTCATCTACAGAGATATATAACTATTCAACAGCAAGTTTTTCAAGCGTTGCAACTGCTACTACTTCAGGAAGATGGAACAGAGACACAGGAGGAACACCTTCTAGTGGAACTGGTAGGACTGACGCTGCAGGTGGTTCTTATTATTACTATGCTGAAACATCTAGTCCTGCTACTTCTGTAGGTTTTAAATTTATACTTAGAGGACCACAAGTAACTTTAGGAGATGATCCTGACTTTACTTGGTACGAAGCTAGATACAGTAGTGACAGTACAATGGGTACTCTTAAAGTGTACCTTGATGTTATTACTTCTGGTGGAGGTGGAGCACCTACAGGACTATCACCATTACTAGCAACTACTACAGGCAGTGTTAATGCTTGGGTACAACAAGAAGCTGACTTAGGATTTGCTGAAGGTTTCAGAATTACAGAAGCCTCTGATACACGTATTACTGAAGCAGGTGATTCACGTATATCAGAACAGTTCGCTGAAGGTTTAGCTGCACTATCAGGAGCAGGTACTCTTACATCTGTAGCAGCACTTACCTATCAAGCAGCTGCAAACCTACAGTCAATTGGTTCTAAGGTTACAGCTGCAGGGCTTACATCAGAAGCTGATCCTATTACGTTAAGTGCTACCTCAAGTTTAACTGCTACAGGTGGTGCATTATTCTCTCAAGGACTAAACATATCAGGTATAGGTTCTGCTACATTCCTTGGTCTTAATAGTTTCAACATCAGTAAGACGCTTAGTGCTACAGGTACAGCAACCTTTGATGGTATACGAATCAAGAATGCCGCTACGTCTCTGAGTGCTTCAAGTACATTTGCCAATGATGGGTTTGACTTTGTACACTTCGGTAAACTATCTAGTGAAGATGAAACATTTACTAGAATTACTGAAGCAGGTGACACTCGAATAGACGAAGCAAGTAATGTTCGCATAGTTGTTCAAGGCGGTAACATTGGTATAGGTAGTCTAGAAGCTGACTGCACACAGATTATATTTAGTTCAGAAGCATACGTAAAATGGAATGGTCAATGGACTACATTTACTCCTAAAGTAAAACAAAGTGGAGTATGGGATGATCCTTTAGCTATCTACAAAAAGATAGACGCAAACACTTGGAAGAGGGCTTTTTAACAAATGGCTAATATTAAAATATCTCAAATGACCGCTGCAAGCTCTGCTTCAGGTGCACAAGAATATGAAGTAAACGAGAGTGGTACAACAAAGAAAGTAACTGGTACTCAGCTATCTACATTTATTAGAGGTAACGTAGTTCTAGGAGACTTGAGTGTAACTGCATCAGCTGCAGAGTTAAACTACAATGACATCACTACACTAGGTACATCACAAGCAAGTAAGACAGTTACGGCTGATGCTAACGGTGACGTAAACCTCTCAGAAGAACTCAAAGCTAAGTCTTACAATGAAACATACGCAGCTGTTACTTCGAGTAGTGCTGCTACTGCACTAAACTGTGAAACAGGTAACGCTTTTAGTCACACACTCACAGAGGCTACTACATTTACTTTTAGTAACCCACCTGCAAGTGGTACAGCTTACAGCTTTAGCTTAGAAGTTATACAAGACGGTAGTGCTTCAGGATACGCAATTACATGGCCTGGAGCAGTAGATTGGCCTTCAGCTACAGCACCTACTCTTACAGCTACAGCAAACGCTAAAGATATATTTGTATTCTATACGAGAGATGGTGGCACAAACTGGTACGGATTTACGGCAGGTCAAGCATTAGGATAAGCAATAATGGCTACTAAAAAGAAATTACTCCAAGCAGCCGCAGGTTCCGCAGGTGGTGCAGGTCTTGATGTAGACGATGTGTTTAGCACGTTTTTGTATGAGGGAAATGGTTCTACTCGAACGATCACCAACGGCATTGACCTTAGTGGCGAAGGTGGAATGGTTTGGATTAAGAATAGGAGTATTGCTGACTACCACAGTATCACCGATACCACCCAAGCATATGATTCAAATTATTCTGCTTATGCTCGTGGTTTTACAAATGCCACTTCTGCTTTTGGTGCTCACAGTGTTGGTGGTGTTAGCTCTTTTAACGCAAACGGATTTAGTATAAATACAGGCAACAGTGAGTGGAACTCGTCTGGTGACGATTTCGTCTCTTGGACATTCCGCAAAGCCCCTAAGTTTTTTGACATTGTGACGTATTCAGGAAACTCAACAAATAGAACTATAAGCCATAATTTAGGCACAACAGTAGGTTTTATGGTAGTGAAGAGAACAAGCGGAAGTGGAACAAACTGGATGTGTTTCCATAGGAGTGTAGGAGCTACTAAAGGAGCAATATTAAATGGTAGTAATACTTTTAGTGAAGACTCTACAACTTGGAATAATACAGCACCTACATCCAGTGTGTTTTCGTTAGGTACGGATGCTAACGTAAATCAAACTGGTCACGACTACGTAGCCTACTTATTTGCACACAACGATGATGACGGTGAGTTTGGCGGAGCGGGAGATCAGGATATTATTAAGTGTGGGAGTTATACTGGAAATGGTTCTACTACTGGTCCTGAGATCAACTTAGGGTTTGAACCTCAATGGTTGCTTATTAAAAACGCTGACAATGGCTTTAACTGGATTATCCAAGACGCACAAAGAGGTATAACTACTGGTTCTGATTCTCCATACTTAATGCCTAACACAAGTGATCCAGAGTATACTCTTGAGTGGCTTAATTTAACGCCAACAGGTTTTAAGATTGCAACTACAAATGGTCTTGTAAACGGTAATGGCAACAACCATATCTATATCGCAATCCGCAGAGGCCCACTAGCTGTACCAGATGATGCGACTAAGGTTTTTGCTATTGATACTGTAACAAGTGACAGTCCTGCTGTTGATTTAGACTCTGGGTTTCCTGTTGATCTTCTCTTTACAAAAAGAAGAGATGGAGGAGATTCAAAGGTTGTACCCAGATTAACTATGACTCGGATGGATGCAGGTTCTACAGGTTCTGAGGGCAGTGCGTCATCTTTCTGCGAATTTGACCATATGGATAAAGTTGTAAGACTTCCTTTTTTGGGTGGTGCAAGTACTGTTGACTACATGTGGAAAAGAGCACCCTCGTATTTCGATGTGGTTGCTTACAGCGGCACAGGAAGCGCAAGAACTGTAAATCATAACCTTGGTGTTGCACCTGAGATGATGTGGATTAAGAATAGAGATGCATCGGAAGATTGGATTGTCTATCATAAAGATGTTGGAGCTACTAAATACTTAATGCTAAGTAGAGCTGATGTTGAAACTACAAATAGCACTAGATTTAATGACACAACTCCTACTGCTAGTGTATTTACCGTTGGCACTGATCAAAGCGTAAATAGTCCAAGTGGTCATGGTCACATAGCCTACCTTTTCGCTACCGCACCAGGTGTATCCAAGGTGGGGAGTTATACTGGTGATGGTACAACTGATGGCTCTAAGTTTATTGACTGTGGCTTTACCAATGGCCCTAGTTTTGTGATAATAAAAATTTACGACGGAGAAGACGCTAATAATTGGTTTGTTTTTGACTCTGTAAGAGGCATTGTTGCAGGAAGTGAACCAAGATTATTCTTAAATAATACCCTCGCAGAAGGTGCGGCTTTGGATTACATTGATCCACACAGTTCTGGTTTTTTTGTTGGGTGTGCCAGTAACACCCGAAATTCAACTAATGTATCGGGCAGTAAATACATCTTCTACGCAATCGCATAATCAAACTCATTAGAAAGGATCAATCAATGGGTGAATATAGACATAGAGAATCAGGTGAAGTTAAAACACAAGGCGAATGGAGGGCAGCATTTTCTAATATGTCTCTGCCTCGTGTCTGGAAAGCAGCAACGCTAGCCTCACTTAACCTAGACGCTGTACTAACAAGTCCTGCAGCTACAACCAGTGCATATCAAACAAGTGTACGTGATGGTGTAGAGCAAGACAGCAAAGGCAACTGGGTTGAGAAGTACGTAGCAAGGGATATGTTTGCTGATACGACTGACGAGGATGGCAAGAAGACTACCAAAGCTCAACACGAAGCTGCTTATCAAGCAGGACTAGACGCTAAGACAGCAGAAGGTCACAGGACTACACGTAATAAACTTCTAGTTGATAGTGATTGGACTCAGATAAATGACAGCCCACTAAGTAACGAAGTGAAGACTGCATGGGCTACCTACAGACAAGAGCTACGTGGTATTTCTGATCTAGATGAATGGCCTAACTTATCAGATGATGATTGGCCTGTAGCACCGTAAGGAACTAATATGGCTAAACAAGCACTAGACCAGATCAGACAAGCCGCTGAGAATGATCTAGAGTTCTTCATACAGCTAGTAGCTCCTCAACAATTACTAGGTGACTGTCACAAAGAAGTTATAGAGTGGTGGACAAGAGAGGACGCTAGAAACTATCAGTTACTTTTGTTTCCACGAGATCACGGTAAGTCAAGACTAATAGCTTACAGGGTAGCTTGGGAACTAACCAAAGACCCAACTCTACGTGTGTTGTATATATCAGCTACAGCTAACCTCGCAGAGAAACAACTTAGTTTCATTAAAGGTATCCTTACCTCAGAAGTCTATAGACGTTACTGGCCTCAACACGTAAACCAAGAAGAAGGTAAACGAGCAAGGTGGACTAACTCAGAGATTAGTTTAGATCACCCACTACGTAAGAAAGAAAATGTTCGTGATCCAAGTATATTCACAGGTGGACTTACTACATCACTAACGGGCCTACACTGTGACATAGCTGTACTGGATGATGTTGTAGTTGCTGAGAATGCTTTGACATCTGAAGGTAGATCGAAGGTTGCAAGTCAGTACTCACTACTATCATCTATTGAAGGTGTTGATGCTAGGGAGTGGGTTGTAGGTACGAGATACCACAGTAAAGACTTATACAACGACTTGATGGAAATGAAAGAAGTTCTCTATGATGATCAAGGAGAACAGATAGGTGAAGATAACATATACGAAATCTTAGAGAAACCTGTAGAAGATCAAGGTGACGGTACTGGACAATTCTTGTGGCCTAAACAACAACGTAAAGACGGTAAGTGGTTTGGTTTCGATATTGCTGCTCTTGCTAAGAAACGTGGTAAGTACTTAGACAAAGGACAGTTCAAAGCACAGTACTACAATGATCCAAGTGATCCTGATAACGTACCAGTAACTAGAGATAAGATACAGTACTTCGACAGGAAACATCTACACTTAGATAATGGTCACTGGCACTACAAAGATAGTAAACTAAATCTCTTCGGGGCTATTGACTTCGCATTTAGTTTAAGATCAAAGGCCGACTACACTGCACTCGTTCTCATAGGTGTTGACTCAGACAACAACGTATACGTCTTAGACATTGACAGGTTCAAGACTGACCGTATAGCTGAGTACTTCGATCACATCTTTGAGTTACATAACAAGTGGTCTTTCAGAAAGCTAAGAGCAGAAGTTACTGTAGCTCAGATGGCAATCGTTAAACAACTAAAAGAATTAATTAAACAACACGGTCTAGCTTTAAGTATTGATGAGTTCAGACCTAACAAACAACAAGGTAATAAACAAGAGCGTATTGCTTCGGTTCTAGAACCTAGATACGATAATCTTCAAATGTGGCATTATCGTGGTGGTAACACACAACACTTGGAAGACGAATTGTCTACTCGTAACCCACCACATGATGACGTAATTGACGCTCTAGCATCTGCAGTTGATATGGCTGTACGTCCAACACGTAACCTTAACAGGAAACGAGATAGTAATATAGTCTGGGCGAATAGCCGTTTCAGAGCAGGGAGTAGGTAATGAAAACTATTGATATTGAAAACCTTATCGATCCAGATAACCTTGCCGTAGAGATCGCAGATAAGTGGAGACTATGGCATCAGTTAAGACATCATTGGGTTGAGGGTACTAAAGAGTTACGTAACTACCTTTACGCTACTGACACAACCACAACAGCTAACGCAATCCTTCCTTGGTCTAACACAACGACTACACCGAAGATAACACAGATTGCAGACAATCTTCACGCTAACTACTTTGCTACTATGTTTCCACAACAGAAGTGGATGAAGTGGGAAGCTGATACTCGTGACTCAGCACGTAAAGAAAAACGTGAAGTTATACAGGCTTACATGGATAACAAGGTAAGTCAATCTAACTTTGTTACAACAGTGTCTGATATTATACAGGATTGGATTCTGTATGGTAACTGTTTTGGAATGGTAGAGTGGCAAGAAGGTTTTACAACCAAAGAGTCTGGAGAGTTTATACCTTCTTATGTAGGACCAAAGTTAAAAAGAATATCTCCTTATGATATTTGTTTTAATCCTACAGCTGCTTCATTTGAAGATTCACCAAAGATAATTAAAAGTATTAAGTCTTTGGGTGAGATTAAACGAATGATAGACTCAGACCCAAACAATGATTACCTTAACGGTGTCTTCGAGAAGATGATGTCTGCTCGTAAGAACGTAAGAGGAACAGATGGTCATTTCGAAAAGGCTGAAGGTTTTATTGCTGATGGTTTCACAAGTATAGAGCAATACTACGAATCAGACTACGTAGAGATTATGACATTCTACGGTGACATCTACGA